ACCGACTACTCCCAGGTCGTCGGTATCGCGACTTCCGCTGCCGCCTCCGGCAAGGTCCGCGTCGCTTTCTGAGCGGCGTACCTCAATCCCTCTGGAGCCCAGCGGCTCCCAGTACTGAAGGAGAGCCACTATGGCGATCACTTACCCAGCGGGGCCGCCCGTCTACTCGGGCGACATCGAATCGATCAACCGCTACCTCGCTACCCCGTCCGTCGTTGCACGCCGCATCAACACCATCGCAGCGCAGCGCTTCGTGTCGGATTTCATTCTGACCTCCCGTACCGATGTGTCCGGTGGCGCAGTCGTCTTCGAGCAGGATGACCCGCTGTACACCGACCGTGCACCCGAGGCGATCAGCCCCGGTGGTGAGTACCCGCTCACCGGTCTCGGTGACGGAACCCCGCAGGCCGTCAAGGTCACCAAGTGGGGCCAGGACGTGCCGATCACCGATGAGAAGATCAAGCGCTCCAACTTCTCTCCCGTGGAGAAGGCCTTCCAGCGTCTGGTCAACACTCTGGTGAAGACCGTCGACGGTCTCGCGCTGTCTCTCGTCGCTTCGCAGGTCACCGCCACTCAGGCGGCTGCAGCTTCGTGGGCGGGTTCGACGTCGACGATCCTGCGAGACATCATGCTCGCGAAGGCGAAGGTCACGGCCCTGAACAAGGGGTACGAGCCGAACGCCATCGTCGTCGATGATGCGACGTGGGCGCTCCTGGCGTCCGACGACAAGCTGTCGACTTTGATGGCCCGCGAGGACAAGGGGAATTCCGTCTACACAGGCGAATTCCGGGTCGTCGCAGGTCTGACGATCCTCCCGACACCGAACCTGCCTGCAGCCGGCGCGTGGATCATCGACACCAATGCTCTCGGTGGTATCGCCGACGAGAAGCTCGGTCAGGGCTACACCGGAGACGTCGTCGAGACGAAGTCGATCCGCGACGAGGACAACGACCAGTGGCGTGTCCGCGCTCGCCGCGTCTGCGTCCCCTACGTCAACGAGCCCGGTGCCGCCATCAAGATCACCGGAATCTGAGAGGTCTGACATGGGATACGTAGTCACCGCGCCGCTCGTCGGAGTCAACGGCGAAGACGGCAAGCTGAAGATGCTGTACAAGGGCGCTTTCGTTCCGGCTGATGTCTCGGAGGATGATCTGGAGCGCCTCGAAGAGGGCGGGTTGATCACCAAGATCGCCGAGAAGTCGGACGATGGTGAGCCCTCCGCGGCCGAGAAGCGTGCAGCAGCTGCTGCGGCGAAGGCTGCTGCTGGGGCCAAGGCCTGACCCGTGGCCTTCCCCCTTATCAGTGAATGGGACCTGCAGACGTTCCGGTCGGAGACCTTCTCTGAAACGCAGCTTCCGCAGGTTCTGTTCCTGATTCGGTTCGCGTCTGCAGTCACGCGTCAGGAAGTGCCGACGCTTGACGCGGCGATGGAGGCGGCCGAACTCGACCTTGATCTCGTCAAGGGCGTTGTCTGCGTCATGGTGTCGCGGGCTCTCGACAACATGCGTGTCGGCCCGAACATCAAGTCCGAGCAGTTCCCCGAAGTCACAACGGAATACAACTTTTCGTCCAGTGATTTCGAGGAGTTGGTGTACATGACGGACAAGCAGAAGGCGCGTTTGACACCGAAGTCCGATGCGGTGTCTGCGTCGTTCTCGATTGCTCCTGGCTGATGCGGTTCCCGGAGCAGTGGTGGATCCAGCGGCCGCCTTCGGTGACGGTCATGGATCCGTCGACTGGCAACAGGAAGCCGGGTGTGAAGCCCGACCCCATAGCGGTGCGGGGGCTGTTGCAGCAGCGGCAGTTGTCGGCGTCGTCTGTTGATGCAGGCAATGTCGAGTTCTCCGATGGGCATGTCACATCGGTCTATTTGCTGCTGCTGGAACCTGAGTCGCCGCAGCCGTCGCCTCGGGATGAGCTTGTCGATATCGATGGTGTGCATTACCAGGTGGTGGCGAATTCGCGTCCACGCCGTCCGGTCCGAAGTGGCCGCCGACCCTCTTACATCGCCGTGATGCTGCGGTGTGCAAACGATTTGGAGTAGATGATGGCTGTTGTTTCGTTCAAGGATGCCGATGGTGTGGAGCGGTGGGCCGACGATCATTCGAAGGCGTACGAGAAGCACCTGAAGTCGAGCGGTGAGCCGAAGTCGGAGGTGTCGGAGCCTGCGAAGGCCGAGGTGCCTCAGGTGAATCCGGCTCCTCGTGTCCTCGATGTGAAGCCCGCTGAGGTCAAGAAGGCCTGATGGTTTCCCGGGTCCGCATTTTCCGTGCGCAGGCCGAGCGTGAGGCGCGTGAGGCGTCGACGCCGGCTCGGAAGGAGATCGGGCTCGATATCGCTGCGGAGTTCCGGTCTACCGCACCGCGACGTTCGGGTGCGTTCGCGACCGCCGCCAGGGTGGAGGTCGAAGGGAGTCGGGTGTTCGTCATCGATGACGACCCGTTGGCCTTCTACAAGGAGTATGGGACGTCGAAGTCGCGGGGTGCTGCAGCGTTGACGAATGCGGCGAGGAAGTTCGGTAAGTACAAGGGCTTCCAGCCTCGTGGTGCTGGTGGTCGTCGGAGTAGGCGACGCACGTGACAACAGTGACGCCGTATGCACCGGCGGCGCTGAGGGACTTCCTCATCGCCAACACTGAATTCTCGGGTCTGGTTCCGGCCCAGTTCATTTCGACCACCGACATTCCGGACAAGATCACGGGTCCGTTCGTGACGTTGGCTGCGGTGTCGAATTTCGGTCAGGACCCGATGCTGCGGAAGCCTCTCGTCCAGTTGGATGTGTGGGTTCCGAAGTGGGAGATCCTCGGCGGCGAGGTCGCGCCGGATGAGGTGGCGTGGAATATCGCCGACCTCGCGGGCCGTCTCGTGCACAAGGCTCGGATTCAGAAGTTCCGTGACTCGGAGTCGTCGTGGCGGGCGACGTGGGATGAAGGCCCGATCACCGATGTCGACAAGGAACGCGGCCCCGATCTTCCTCTGTTCCGCGCTATTTGCCGGTTCGAGATGAAGTTCACGGTCCGCTAAGTCGCCTCAGGCGCACTCGCCCTTCGGGGCGTCTCAACTGTCCCACCCGTGGGTGCTTGCCTGGCACGTCCACGGGTGGGGCTCCCCAAATGCTCACGAGCGTGAGCCCACATCAGGAGGAATATTCGTGAGTACTTACGCAAATCCGGAGAAGGCGTATGTCTGGCAGGACGGTAACGCTTTCCGTGCCCCTGCCGGCACCCCCATCCCGACCAATCCGTTCGGCACCGCTCCGTCTTCGGGCACCGGCACCCCTGTGTTGTGGGATGCGTTCGGCGGCATCGAGGCAGGTTTCGAGCAGAACCCGTCTCAGGACACCAAGGAGCTGCCGATCTGGAACTACCGGCAGTCGTCCTACAAGATCGCCCGTTCGCCCCGCAGTGACAGGCTGAAGCTCAAGCCGGTGGACTACTCGAAGGCGACGATCACCACGATGCTGCAGGGCGGCTCCATCTCGGAGACGTCGACCGGCTCCGGTGTGTGGATGTGGACGCTCGGCGACTCGGAAGAGTTCGCGATCCTTCTGGTCCTCGAGGACGAGGACGATTCGCATGCCTTGTACTGCGAGCGCGCGACCCTGTTCACGCCTCCGCCGCGGTCGCTCGGTGGCGACAAGATCGACGGTTTCGACATGGAACTGCTGGCTCTCGCCCCGGTCATCCCACTGTCCGATTCCAATCCGCTCGCTTGATCTGAGAGGTAACCCATGCCAGGCACAGCACGGAAGAAGCCCGCAGCGAAGAAGGTTGCGGCCCCGCAGACTCCACCTCCGCAGGAGTCTGCGGGTGCGTTCGATCTGTTGGATGCTCTCGGTACGGAGCCGCAGGACCCGGTGGATGTTTCACTGATGGGGGTGAATGCGTCGGTTCGACGTACGTTCACTGCTTCCGAGGATCTGCGCTTCTCGGAACTGCTGCGTCAGCAGCGGGTGAAGGAAGCGTTGGAGATCATCGTCGGCGATGACGCGGATGCTCTCGCCGAGAAGATCGACGAGTTGTCGATCGAGCAGGGCGTGAAGGTCGTGAACCGGCTGGCGCAGATCTCGACTCTGATCGTGGGGGAAGCGATGGCGCTCTTGCCTACCTCTGCACAGCGGATGGTTGGAGCGCCTGCTACGCACTCTTCCGCAGGCTCTACCAGCTAGACCTCCGGGCGGCTCTCCAACTCGGACGCGCAGATTTCCTTGTCCTGCTCGAGGCGGCGTTGCAGTGGTTCGACCAAGAGGCACGCGATTCCGAGAACCTCGCGATGCTGGTTGACCGCAAGGACTACTGGCTGAACTCCGAATACCGCACGTGGGTCACCGATCCGGATGATCCGAAGGTGAAAGCGGAGCGGGAACGCCGTAAGCGGGAAAACATCGAGCCGCCGCCGACGCCTCTGCTGGTTCCGGTGGCTCAGCGTCCGTCCGAGGTGACGGCTGCGTTGATGGCACGGTATCGGGCGGAGTCAGCGAAGTACGCCCCGAAGGCGGAAGAGCCGAAGAAACCGAAGCTGAAAGACCTGATCGCAGGCTGGCAGGTCGGTTAACGGTCCAGTTCGGCGACCGCGCTCCCGTCGCAGGTGAAGGCATACCAAAACGGTCCTTCACTGACTTCCCCTGTGACGACCAGTCCCTTCGTTTCGACGTTCCTGGTTGTCGGGACATTCGAGTAGCTCTGCTGCAAAGCACTTTTTTCGCATTGCTCGGTCAGGGTCCGGGCCTGTTCATCCTGCTGCTGATTTTCGTGGCGGATCCCGATGAACCCGCCAATGGCCAATACCGCCACAACGGCAGCCACTGCTGCGGCCCGTCTTTTGCTGTTCATCGCTTGTGCCTACCAGACCCTCGGGTCTCGGACAAACACCCCATGACTTTCGCAGGAGGTGCGCCGTGGCCGGTGGCCGGATCGATATCGAGGTCAATGCTGATACCTCACGGGTCGCATCGGATCTCGAGCGTGGCCTCGGTCGGGCTGTCGGTGTAGCGGGGACGTTCGGGAAGCTGATGGGCGCTGGCATCCTCGCCGGCGGTGTCGTGTCAGCGTTCGGTGAGGTCATCTCTGCCGGTAACGATTTCACGACCGAGCTGAACACGATGCAGGCGGTGTCGTCGGCGACTGCCGAGCAGATGGCGTTGGTGTCGGAGCGGGCGAAGCAGCTCGGTAACGATATCGATCTGCCGAATACGTCGGCTTCGGATGCTGCTGCCGCGATGACGGAGCTCGCCAAGGGTGGGTTCTCGGTTCAGCAGGCGATGGATGGCGCGAAGGGCACGCTGCAGTTGGCGGCGGCTGCGCAGATCGACGCGGCAACGGCAGCGACGATCCAGTCTCAGGCGCTGCAGTCGTTCGGTCTCGACGCCTCGTACGCTGCGACCGCAGCGGATGTCCTTGCGAATGCGGCCAATGCATCGTCGGCCGAGATAACTGATATCTCAGCAGGTCTCGCTCAATCCGGTGCAGTCGCCAACAATTTCGGCCTCACCATCGAGGACACTGCAGCCACGCTCGGTGTCCTGTCTAACGCAGGCATCGCAGGTTCCGACGCCGGTACCT